CTTCTTCTTCTTCTTCTTCGGTTGCAAACCCCAATCTATCCTTTGCCAGTTCTGCGGCTAGGCGCATGGCCTGGGCGTCTGTGACATATATGAAAACAAGGTCATCCGTCACTTCGGTCAAGCGCTTCACATACTCCCCCAAGGGTTCCTTTCCCCTACTGAGGCCGGTGACAATGGTGACCGAGACTTGATCGGGAGACAGGTTCTCCCCTGAAAGCCTCACAACCTCTGAGAGTTCCTCGGGCGTCCTGATGGGATCCCCGGTCCACCTTCGGATTCTGCGGGTAGGTGAATCTTCGTCTAGAGTAAGGGCAAACTCCATCTGTTTCCCGATTTCGCCAATCCTAGCAATCCGTTCCCTTCTGCTTTCTTCATCCGAGGCTTTGCCTATCTCATGGGTTAGGAGGACCAACTCCTCTCCCCATTTCTCGGCCAGAATCCTAGTCCTAGCAACCCCCGCAATCTGAGAAGACTGATGCTCGGCAGAGTCCTTCTCCCCAATAGGTGCCAGATTGATAACCCCGTCCATGGTGTTCCCAGCAACCATGACGGCCAAGGCAATGGAAGTTTCAATCTCTTCATCGGCGGCGCCTACTGCCAACCTCACATTGGTTGCCCCCACTTCAAGGGATGCGTTCATCAACCCTGTCAACTTGTCTCTAACTCTATCCATTTCCTCACCTGAAGTTTTGGGACATCTGAAGTAGGGTTCTCTCGATTGCCCTTCTTGCGTAGATCTTACCCCATTCTTCGGTTTGCTTGCTAATGCTATCCGAAACTTCGGGGCCGAAAGATGCCTCTAGGTTGTCAAGGGTGATGTAGTCAAACCGCCGGGGCTTCGCGTGTACTCCTTTGAACTCCTCAACAACTCTCAAACGGTCGCAACCCAAGGCAAGAGCAACCGAAGTCATGGCTTCGGTTGCGTGCTCTTGGGCTTCCAGTTCTTTGGCTCTAGAGTTCCATTCTTCCATGAACCTAACAACATCTAGGGGGGAAGGGGTCACGCCATCTGAACCTGGCACCTTTCCCCAATCGCCCCCGAGACGCCCCTTGACCCAATCAACCCAAGGCCGGTGCCCTCTTGCGCTCAAGATTGCTCGAAAGACCCGGAGAGGTTCTCTGACTAGCCGAATCACAGGCCCCGAAGTTCTCTCCCTGATTGCGGGTGAGTAGCCAAGGGCGAAGTTTGACACTTCAACCCTCTCCCCCTTGAACTCATCTCCAAAAGCATCGGGTCCCCGGTCGGTGTGAAAGAACATGACTTCATGCCTTGCGTCAAAACCGCACCCGGTCAGGAACTTTGAGCAATACAAGGTGCCACTGAAGGGCATTCCTACCACAAACCTCACTTCAAGCCCTCCTTCAACTTCAAGAGTTGATCCCAAGCCGATTGGCTTACAGCATCCCCAGCACTGATAAAATCAGGGTCAAGAACTCTAAGGAGGTTCTTGACCAAATCAACAAGTTTATCGTGAGAGGTCAAAGCAACCTCCCCGAGGTCTGAAGGGACCAAGCCCCCCGGACCTTCTCAACGTCCATCCCGAGAAGCAGACTTCTCACCTGGGCCTGTGACAATCCAGTTCCTTTCGATATCTCAACCACTGTTCGGGGGCCTCCCCGTAGTTCTGCAACAACCATGGACTCTTTCTCTTCCTTGGTCAGATTCCTCTTTTCCTCTTCTGTCAGGGTCACAGGCAAGCCCTTTGTCTTGTTGTCAGGAATGATGAATTCTTCTCCCTCTCGGAAGACTCCCACATCCTCGACCACCACCCCACCAATTGAGTAGGCCAAGAGGTCGAGGTCCCTAAGCACCACCGAACCCCCGTCCTTGCCTAGCCCGTCGGCCTTGCTCAGTACACTCTGACTGACAACCCCCCAAGGCCCCTGACTGCTTACCCGGCAGAACTCTCTAGCCCCACTTACCGTCTTTGTGACATAGAGAGAAGCCTTCTGGGAAGGAAAGGCGGTAACCTTCTTCACGCCCCGGCGTTCCTTCAAGACCCTCATCAGAAGTCCCACTCATCAAAGTCTTCTTCTTCATTCAACTCCTCTGTCTCGGGTGGTATTGGAGAAGGCAAAAGCCTCAAGTCAGTCAACCTCTTCACGGCAGGGGCAGGGGTAACAACAACCTCACCTTCTGGGTCCGGGAGGTCCTCGAAAGACTCAAAGGCGATACTGTAAAGGAGGCGCCGCTCCCCAAGCCTCCCGAATGAAGCCCGCCGGAGTTTCTGTAGGCTTATCTCTGTCACTCCTCCATCAAAGCGGTCTTCTTCCCGGACTCTTCGCAAGACAAGGCCGTTGTCAATAATCTGCTCGATACTCGAAGACCCCGAGAAGTCCCGAAGGCTTGGCATCTCCTTATCCCTAGCGGCGCGGGAGATGTGAGCAACAAGGATCAAATGAACCTGTCTGGACATGACAAATGCCTTCAACTGAAACATGAGGTCTGAAAGTTTCTCGTGGGAGGTAAGGCCATCGTCGGCAGATTGACGGAGAAAATGGAGGTGATCAAGAACCACAACCTCAGTCCCGTTGCTCTCAATGGAGGCGTCAATCAAGGTGAAGATGTCCTCAATTCCCAAACGCTCCGAAGAGAGGAACTGAAGAGGGACTTGTTCCATTGTCTTTGTAGCCCTGAGAACATCCTCACGGGTGGCTTTGTACTCCAGGCCCCCGAGGTCATCATTGCGCTCATGGAGAAACTTTCCCGTCTCCTGTTGGTATATCCTGCCCCAAACGTCTTCCTCCAAGAGTTCTAGGGACATGATTAAGGTGGGGACCTTGCTATCCCTAGAAAGCCGGTAGCAAAGGTTGGTGGTGAACGCTGATTTTCCGGCCCCGGTATGTGCTGTGACTCCGGTGATCTCCCCGGGTCGCAAACCTCCCATCAACTCATTGAGAGAAGACAGGTGAGTCTGAACCCCCTTGGCCTCTGAGTCATTCAAGGCCCCCATTGCGGCATTGAATCCTCGCAAACTCCCGAGGTTGTGGAGGCTGTCCGGGGCCTTTAGCGTGTAACGCTCGGCCCCTCGAATAGCCGCCACCACTTCGGCCCCTCGACCACTGCCCACAAAATCACAAACGTCTTTCTCCCCACTCGGAAGCAATGGAAGGTGAGCCACCCTAGCCTTCCCCTGCAAAAGCAATGCCAACTTCTCTGAGCCATCAACTCCCGCCTTGTCGTTATCGAAGACAAGGACAATCTCCCTGAACCGACGCAAGGCAGAGGCAGAGGCAGAGGCAGAGGCCGCCCCGGCCCGAACCGAAACAACTCCGAACTGCCCCCCGAGAAGGTCAAAGAGAGACATGGCGTCTTCTTCTCCTTCGGTGACAAAGACAAGGCTTCGATCTGAAATCAGGTGAGAACCGAAGAGGGAATCGGTCAAGACTCCCGGTGGTTCTGTTGTGAAACGCTTGTCTCTTGTCTTGATCTTGTAGACATCCAAGTCCCCGGAAGAGTTGAAGTAGGGGAAACAAAGGCTTTCACCCTTCAAGCCCACCCGGTACTTCTCGGCAGTCTGCCCAGAGATGCCCCTTCTTTCGAGGTCAAGGAGTCTTGCCCTGTTGCTTTGCAAGGCCCGGCATTTATCGCGCCAGTCAATCGAGACTGAGGTTGTTTCAACGCTCCCTTCTTCGGCCTCTGCCTTCTCGGGTTGGTACTTGGGGGCCTGGACCTCCCTAAGCCTAGAAGAGAGGTCCTCTCTCTTCATGTCCGGCAAAATCACTCCATGCCTCTCCGCTAACTCAGTCACAGTGCCACTCCAGCCACATTTGTTTTTTCTCCAACATTGCCCCGCCCCGTCTGGAATATTGAGGTGAAGAGTCCGCTTCCCCGGTTCACTTCCACATTCAGGACAGACCAACTCAACCCAATCCCCACCCCGCCACCTGGACCAACCATCGTGGTCTATCGATGCCGCCAAGGTTTTGACGCAAGCCTTGTTGTATTCCCCGAACTCTGCCCTGTCTTTACTCCCCACCCCACCCCACCAAAAAAAAGAGGGACCCCCGAAAGGGTCCCTCTTTCAGAGACCGCTGCTTCTAGCCCAGACTAGAAGGGAACTTCTCCCCCATTCTCGCCCTCACCCTTCTTCCCGCCAACCGGAGTAAAGGTGTTGACCTTGAAGTTCAAGGCCCGCCCCTTGTTCCCGTCCTTGGTCTCGTATTCGCGGGTTGTCACCTCCCCAGCGATTGCGAGGGCACTACCCTTTAGAACCGTCTCCTGTTTCCACTCAGGGATTCGGGAGAAGTTGAAGATGGTAGCCTCCAACCATGTGGTGGTCTTCTCGCCCTTGACCCACCCCGTGGTTGCGAAGGAAAAGGAGGCGTGTTGCTCTTCGTCCCCAAAGCGTCGAATGTCACTCCCGACGCGCCCCACAACCGTTGCATTGAAAAGATCCATGTTCCTTGTCTCCTTGCCTCCTCGACTGCTCGGGAGGACTTGCTAGGCCACCGGGGTGGCTCGTTATTCGGTCCTTACAGGATACCACATCGGGAAACGCTGGGTCAACCTTCGGGGAGTTTTTCGACAAAAACCTCAGAGTTCCTGAAGAAAACGGGCACATCCAAGAGCAGTGAATCCCTAGACGCCCACCTCAACTCCTTCTTCCCGGTCGAGGTCACCCAGAGTACCCGCTCCACTTCTACCCCTCCCCTTGAAACGTGCCGGAACTCTCTTGTCCTCTTGCCCCTTGTCGATGCCCGGGCGGTCTTGCTTAGTTTCCTCTTCCCAGCCATCACCCATCTCCCTTGTATCCGAACAATCCCCTTCTCATCATCGAGGCAACCTCTGCAATCCTTGTCCATTCTTGATCATGGCGGGGTTGGTCTCTCTCTTTGTAGGTCGGCTTGCTTCCAAGGTGGACTGTGACAAGTCGGTCCACCCTCTGACCAGTGAGCTCTTCCCACATCATGGCATAGGAGGTCAGTTGTAGAGGGTAACTCTTCGAGTTGGTCCCGCCCTTTATGTCCACAACCCAGGTTTGCCCCTCGACCGAGAAAACCCTGTCAATGGTCCCAGCCAACCCGAGGGTCTGACTGCAAACCATGGCCTCGATTGCGACAAGTTCCGCTTTGGGATTGTCGGCCCGCCACTGCCTCCATCCCTCTAAGGCTGGGAGAAGTTTTGGGTGAACACTCTCCTCGTCTAGTTCTCCGAGATCATCCAATTCAGTAATCTCATGGCGTAGAGTCCCCACCCTCAGTGCCCATGCTGGGATTCCCTCATAAGACTTCCCACCAAAGCCAAAGAGAGCGATAGTGTCAGAGACGCTGTAGAAAGGCTTTCCGGCTATGGCGTAAGAATGAAGCTCCCTGTCAAAATCCAGGTTGGGAACAAGGGCATTCCCCGTGATTATCTTTTTCGGCATTGAACCCACCTCGGGGGGCGCCTCTGCGAGATGATGCGAGGATAAGTCAGGAACTCCAAGAGACAGATAAAGAAGATCCAGCAAACAACAAACCCCAACAAAACAAACCATTCACTCAAGAAACTCAACTCCTTTCGGTCAACTCATCTAGCCTGATTTCACAGCCACATTGGGCGCACCTGTAAACCTGAGAGAACGCACAGGTTGCACCCGGAACCGAAGCCCCAAAGGAAATCCCACAGTAGGTCATTTTCCCTGAGTGTCTGCAATCACTCTGACCCTTCGGGGCCTCCATTAGGAGACCCCTTCGAGGTGGTCGAGAATAAGTCCGAGGTCTTCCTCGGTGAGGAGTTTGGAGTCCTTGCTCTTCTCCTCACTCCCAGTCACCTCCAGAATCAACTTCTTGGCCTGTGGTGCCTTCATGCCCTTTGCCTTGACTGCGGCAAAGAAGCGTTCCCTGACACTCTTGTCTTCGCCCTCTTCAGAGGTCTCTTCGACGGTTGCCTTCCGCTTGGGGGAGGCGTTCTCTGACCAGTGCCTCTCGCTTTGCCCTTCGGAGTTCTCGGCTTCTTCCCCAGAGGGGGAGGGGACCTCAACGTCAGGGAGGAACTCCTTAGCCTCATTGGGGTCATACATCCCAGCGGCGCCGAGGAATCCAACACTCTTGAGACCGGCGGTGATGCACCGGGACCGAAGCATTGCCCGAGGGTAGGACTTCCAGACATTGCCCCCGAGCCCCGCCCGCTTGGCATCAGCAACGGAAAACTCTTCGGTGTGAGTGTCCTTGCCGTTGGGGTGGACAAGGACAAGCCTTGCCTCTGTATCGGTCAGAACCTCGAAGGTCGCAGACCCGCCCGCCACCTTGAACCGCCCGAGTTGAGAATCGGCGGCTTCAATGACCTTGCCCCGGACCACTTGAAGGTTGCGAAGAGCCGCCATCGGCTCAAGCCCGAGTTCTCCACCCGCCAGAATGATAGCAAAAGCCTTTGCTGGAGAATTGACGGTCTGAGGGAGGAGCCCACTCTCGACCAGAGTCTCGGCTAGTTCCTTCAACTCGGAAACACTCATTTCACTCGTTTTCTTCACTTTTCTTTTCTCCTTGTTGCGCCTTTCGGCTCATTTGTGATCTTTCAAGGATACCATCCGAAGGAACCCGGGTCAACGCCCCAGTCAAAAAAAACAAGCCCACACCCCTTGAGGGGGTGAGGGCTTGCTTGCTCCTTCCCTATTCTAACACAGTCTAGGACTTATCTGGGCGGTGCGCGTTCCTGTAGTATCTGACCAGATAATCCACTTGCCCCACCACAACCCCTCGCGCAGAGTCTCCCCCTGGATTTAGGGAGTTGCTGATTTCAAGGATCTCAACCTTTTGGTCTCCAGAGACTCCGCTTCCGTAGTTCTGAACCGACACTGTGAGCCGGAGGTCATCAGGGTTGTTGAGTCCATTGCCCATGCAAGCCTGAATGTCAGAGAGGAGGGCTTCTCCAGCGCCGGTCGGGTCTCTAGAAGAGTCCGAGACATAGAACCCCACCGAAACCGAAGCCTCCACTTCATAACGGTCATTAGCCACCGGCCCCCGGATAATTTCCCCACTCCAATAAACCACAATTGAGTTGTTGGGCAGTCGAGTGGGGGTCCGCTCAAAGGGATAGACCCGAGAGGTTCCAACCTGAGTGTTGTACCCATTGGCCTTTGTGATGTTCCCGAGGCGAGCAATCACCCCGTCCACAATCTTGCTCCGAATGCTCGGGGTCATGCTCATTTTCTAGCCGCTTCCTTCAGTCGCTCTTTGATGATCCTTGCCGCGCCCCCACTTTCCATATCCATCGAGGGTCGGGAGAGGTACCCCGTCCCCGGGATCTTCACTGAGCTCTTCCTTGCAAAGAGAACCTCGACACTCCCGTCAGCCTTCTTGCCGAGAATTGCGGTGGCGGTTGTGAAGGTTGACTTGAAGCCGAACTCTTCGGGCCGGGAGATGACATCCCTTGCCGTTATCCCACCGACACCAGATGCCGTCTTCAGTCTTTCGGAAACTGGGATTGCTAGCTTCTGGGCCTTCTTCGGTCGAATAACCCCGCCCACGTCTTGAATCTCAGCATATATCAAAGGTTTTGTGTTCCCAACTCCCACCCCTGCCTCAACCCACCCAGAGTCTCCAGAGAACTTCACCTTGAAGGCTATATTTCTCCTTAGCTCCCCGGTGGAGATAGGGGCGCCGCCAATTGCCCTGTTGGTTATCTCGGCCCCTATATCAACTAAAGCGTCATTTAGGGCGGCAAAAACTCTGTCTGAGTTCTTTCTAAGGTCTTCCAACATCTCCCTTGCAGGGAAGTCCACAACGGCACTCATGGGAGGTAATTTCGGGTGTAGCTGGCCCAGACCTTTCGCACATCCTCAAGAAGGTCGGACTCATTGAGAGAGACAGAGGTTCCCGCGATAGACTCCCCGAGAATACCGAGGGAGGCCCGGCGCGTGTAAACAAAAGCCGCTTGTCTTGCTACGCTGTGCCTCAAGTCATGCGGCAAGCCGCCAACATTTCTGGCAAGCCCCCCGACATAGGTAACCTTCACGGTCCCAACCCCTCGGTTCCAAGGCCGATACCTAGCCCGGACAATCCCCTTTTCTGAAAGGGTAACCGCGTCATAATCATCGGTGTTGGTGGGCTGTACATCTTCAGAAAACCCACCTGTCCAGTCTTCCCATATCCCCGTGACTGATTGGATAGGGTAACGCTTGAGGAAGAGGTTTCTCTGGTTCTTGTCGATGGAGTGATATTCGGTGCGGGTTGCCTTCATAAACTTCCGCTTGCAATGGGACTCACACCGCGCCGAAACCGCGTCAATGATGTTTTCGATAAATTGCCGGTCTAGGTTCTCCACTCCGGGGATTTGGAGTTGTACATCTTCAAACCGGCAGAGGGGAAGATTGTTCCTTACCCCGAGAATGTGCTCATGAGTGAGCGTCTTCGTATCCCCGTCTGTGTCTATGTAGGTCGCAACAAAGGTTGCCTTGTGCTCTTCAAGGCTCGGCTCTTCTTCCCCCGAGGTGTTGACAATGGTGGTGTCTGCGGGCTGAATCTGCCAAGTCAGGACCCCAGAAGAGTTCACTGTCACATTGTTTGTGTTGAGGTGGCTGTTACCAGTCCGGGAGTTTACAGAGGTCCCTGAGATTTCATCGACCAAAGAAAGGGTCAGGGTCAAGATCCTTGGGGTGGCTACCCCAAGAGAGTCATAGACAATGGCGGTGCCGTCTGCGTTTCTAAGGGTCGCAGAGTAAACGGCACTCGAACCAGCCGGGTATCTAGCGGTTGACATTCTCTTCTTCCTTGCAGTCCATCAATGTGGCTAGCCTCTCAACTTTGATCTCTAGACCTCTAAGCCTGTCGGCCACCTGGGTTGTGTCGGTCAACTGTTTGTGCTCCTCCAGGTCGGCGCCGAGAGCGTCTAGGCTCACGTTGACAGGTTGGATGAAAAGGGCGCCGGTTGTAGTGATCGCAAAGACAATGGACCCCACAACCGCAATGAGTTGGGTGGTGTCAACCTTTCCGATCTTCGCAACCTCGGGGGAAACCCTTGCCTCAAAGGAGTCAAGTTCAATCTTCAGTTCTTTCAGGTCTTCGGTATTCTGAAGGCTTGTTTGCTCGGTTTGAGTAAGTCTCTCTAAGTAAAAGTTTTCACTCATGGCGTGCCCGTGGGGGTGGGGGTGGGGGTCGGGGTGGGTCGAGGTAGGTTGTTGGCGGTGTAGACACTGGCTTCAATGAAATCCAAGACACCTAAAATCATGTCCACTTGTTCTTGAGTGTAACCCGCCTTGAGAGCCTTTTCTTCGGTGTAGACCGTCTTCACTTCACGGTTAGCGATAAACTCCCCGGCCTCTTCGTAACGTCGCTTATATGCAACCTCAAGATAAGGTTTCCCTCTTGAATCCCTGTAGACCGAAAACTTGATTTGATTAGCTTCAGCTAGGCCGATCCCCTGCGCCTGGGCTGGGCTAAAAGAGAGGCCCAAGATTGCCGCCGCCGCAATGAGGGCCTTTGTTGTCAGGTTTGGCTTCATCTTCTCCCCTATTAAAAGCAAGCCGCGGATGGGTCGGAGGGCAGTTTGCAGTTCCCGCAATTGCTGCGATTGTATCCCGTGTCCACCCAGTGAGTTCCTAGTCTTGTGCAGTTGGAACCATCTAGCCAGCAAGAGCAGATTTGGCATAGTTCTTCTTCCGTAAGCGCGACATCAAAAACAGCCACTTCATCGCAAGCCGACCCATTAGTTAGAGGCCAGCAAAATCCACTGTTACCACCGGGGTTGCCAGCGGTTGCACTAACTGTCTGACATAGCCACCCCAATTCCCCCGGATCGCTACCGCAACCTTTCAGGGTGTTCCCAGCGTCATCATAGGAAATGGATAGAAACCCAAAGACAGTCGCGGATTCTATCGAACCGAATCCGACCTGATCTCCGTTCACTCCCGATGAGCCATTAGAGTTGACAAAGATATTTGATGTGGTGTTCCCCGACAAGAAAGCAACCTGAAACCCACCAGACCCCTCCCTTTCCCAGCCGACAATTGATATATCCCCAGAAGGGAAGCAGGAAGAACTCACCCCACAGGTTAGCTCCTGCCCAAGAGTCATGGCCTTCGCGTTGCCCCTGATTCCAGTTGTATAACCAGCACTGCCGGGGTCGCTAAGGTCACAGTCAGTGCCCGACGCGCAAGAGCCAGCGGAAGCCTCAAGGCCACTCGCGCTGTCCATCGTCCAGTAGGCCACCAGCCCGGGGCATTGGCTCCAGTCAGGCAAGGACTCAGTGACAGCGGGGGTGAAGAAGATCCCATCGGCAACAATGCCGTCAGCAACCATCGCTCTGGCGTTGCCAGACAAGGCAACTAGAAGGATCAAGGCTGGGTATAGGTAATGACGCATGAAACCTCCCTACTCCCTGCACTGCCAGTCTCGTCCCAATGTAGTTGTATCGTATCACCAGCCGAAAAGATAACACTACATCCCCCAGCGTTCTTTGGAGATGAAGAACCGTCTTTGTAATCAATAGCACAAGAAGAATCAGCCCCGTTCTTTTGTATGTACACGGTCCTTCCATTAGGAGCGGTAGCAAAAGCAGCAGAGATCGCACAGTCAAGATCGGTCACGGTTATAGCGTGAGGGAGAATCGTACTGTGGTTTGACGTGCTGCTACTAACGTGTCCACCATCACCTGAAATGGCTCTCCAGTTCTGATAGTAATCATTGTTAGTGCCTATACTGCTTGCAGCGTAAGCCAGATAACCGCTGGAGCAACTTCCAGAGCAAATCAACTCCTCAGACCCCCCGTTGGGGTAGTGATAGAGTTTTGAGTCACTGCTCTTCGCATAAATCTTGGTATACCCACTAGGTCCAGCAGTCGAGGGAGGAGTTGCCATCAGAGTGACATACATCCCTTCATCTTGATCCTCTGTGATTGTCCTTGGGCCGGGGGATGTGGTGCCGTTGGTGTACTCGAAGCAAGCGTCAATGCCTGTGGTGATAAAGTCCTTGTCGCAATGGAACCTTGTAAAATCGTCGGCGGGGGCGCTTGGGGTAGTGGTATTCTGCTGAAGGTCAATGTACCTCGACCCATCGCTTGCTGTCCCGTTGATGGATGTTGCTGTGATCTCCCCTGTCCCCGTGGCGTTCAATGTCTGACCACTCGGGACCGCAACTGTGGCGCCGCTATTCTCCCAGTCCAGGGCCAGAGCCTGGCTGGGAATAAGTAGGAGGAGGAAGAAGAGGGAGATCACAGCAACCTTGCCCCTATCAGGCTGTTTTCTGGAAGGAACAGGAGATGTGAGTCGAGGTCGGGTTGATAGCTGTTGAAGCTCTGACGGCAACGCACTGACCAGCAGTCACTGACTGAGAATCTGTGTCTACACTCGGAGCGGTTGTCCCATTAACTATCTGGGCAAGGGTTCCATAGGTGAGGGCGCTTCCACAGGTTCCAACTCCAACCTCAACGGTAATGTTGCCAGCAGCGGTTGAAGAGATACACCGAAAATTACTATATGACCCCGCACCCATGGGAACCATGACATTATCATCGGTGGTCGAGACCTTCCCGTTTAGTCCAATGAAGATCTCACTGGTTCCCCCACTGTCTAGGTCAATGGCGGTCTCGGTAGAAAAGGTAATCTCTGGGTTGATGGTGCTTCCCGCTGAAATCGTGGCGCAACTGAAGGTGTTGGGGCTTCCATCGGAAAAGTTCAAGGCTTCATTGGCCCCGTTACAGTTGGGAACATCTGTAGCCACCCAGGTGGTTCCATTGCCAACAAGAACATAGGTGTCAGTTGCCGCTGTTACATTGGTTCCGCCATTGGCAACAGGGACAGTCCCGGTGAGTGAAATGACGCCATTTGATACGTCAATATTAGTCGATCCCTCAATTGCCCAAGCAATCGAACTGCCAACAATAATGATGGCTAGGGATTGGATAATGCTGTTTAATCTCTTCATTGATTTCCCCCCTCCTTGGGGTGTTGGATTGTCTGGGCTTAGGTCAAAACGTATCGCAGCGAGTAGCGATGGTGGGCGGTTGCGGCCCCAGAAGAAGTCTGGAGTCTGAGAGAGAGGCGGTCCCCGGTGCTACAAGTAACGGGGTCGGTTGATGTGCTCCCATCCTGAGAAGTCCCCGAGACCGTGATCGAAAGTCCAGAAACAACCCCATTCCTGATGATGTCATAAACAAAGGACTCCCCGGTCCCCGGCGCTGCTGTTGCCCTGACGTTTAACTCGACCGCTCGCCCCTCGGGGACGGGAATTGAGACCTTTGCATCTGTCTTGTCCTCGAAGGTTCCCAAGTACATGGTTTGAGAACTTCCAATTGAGGAAATGGTTGCACCAAGGATCATGTCCGGGGTCTCCTCCCTAGAGAGGGTTTCTGGGGTGTTGAAATCATCAAACCTCCCGCGAAGGCCCGCCCCGAGGTAGAGGTCCGCTGTTGACCTCTCAAGAGTGTCTGAGGTGGGGGAGGAGGTAGAGGGCGCCGCAGAATATCCGTAGCCCCGCCGCAAGAAGTCCAACTCAACCGAATCCAGGGCTGGAAAGGTGGACAAATCAAGGGCAAAACTCGGGTGGTGGTCAAGGAGCTCCGAGGTTTCAAAAGAAGGGGTGGCAACGGGCACCCCTACATTATCGCATAGTTAGAGGGAAAACCTTGATCGAGGGAAGGTGGGGGGAACTGGCCGGGGTTCTCCGTTGCGGTCTGCCTTGACTGCATCCTGTAGGCTGGGGTCCTTGTCCACAAATTCCCACCAATCCCCGCCAAACTTCACCCTGTTTGCCGCTTCATGGTCAAAACGCCCTTCTGATTGACTCCCGAGGTGAAGAATTCTGGAAGCGGGTTCAATGACCACCTGTCTTCGATGTTCCGATCTTACCCGGTAACAAAGGTCAATGTCTTCATATCCGTTGCGGTAACGAGTATCGAAGAGAAGCCTCATGTCTCTTCTCATGGCAAGGCAAGCTCCGGTTACTGCCGGAACAATCTTCGCCCGAAGAGCAACATCGGGGACTTCGGAGATTTGAACTCCTTGGTAAAGATGTTGAAGGGAGAAGGCTGGCCCTCCAGCCCCTTCATATTTCTTAGGGAAGACTCCAAGGTGGTCAACTGTGGTGCCGTCTTGCTTCAACTGAAGGTTGCCAACAAGCCCGATAGAATCCCACTCCAGCCACTTGAGAAGGGGACTGAGCCAATCCCCTAAGACCACCGTGTCGGAGTTCAAGAGAACAATCTTCTCACCCTGAGCCTGAACAATTGCAGAGTTGCAAGATACACTGAACCCCTTGTTTAGGGGAGACCGCAAAACACGCGCCCCGAACTCCTCAGAAACTGACCGGATCTCCTCCGCTTCTCGGGAGCCATCGTCGGAGACAATAACCTCCACCCCCGGGGGGACTGTCTCCCTTACCGACTTCAGACAACCTGTCAAAAGGTCAACTCTTCCAAAAACCGGAACTATGATAGAGGTCTCAATCATCGAGGCGTTGGGTCAGGAGCTCAATGGCTTCCTTGAGGTTGTTGGAGGCATCGGTCCAGGTCATCGAAGAATGAACGCGCCGCGCCCCCCTTAGTGCTCTCTTGCTCCACTTCGGATAAGCCTTCACAACCTGTGCCATTGATCGGGCTAGGTCTACCCTGTCAGCAAGAGCAGCATGGAAGATTTCCCCGTCTGAGGATTTTGTCTCGACCATCTCAAAATCAGAGTAAAGGGCATCATCCTTGAGGAACTCTGGTGGTGCTGAGTGTTGTACCGTTATGACCGGGAGGCCAGAGGCAAGGGCCTCCAGGTGGCAGAGTCCAAAGCCTTCCCCGAAAGAAGGGAGAACGGCGCAATGGCTCTCTCCAACCAAAGCAGACATTTCCTCGGCAGGGAGAAAACGAGAGTCAAAGGTCACAGAATTGGACAGTTGAGAAACCTTCCCCTCGCCCTTCGGGTCTGTTGTCTTGATGGTCAGGTGGCACCAGTCTTGACCCTGAAAAGCCAAATCCCAAGCCCGAATGACGGGACTTGCCCCCTTCCTTCCGTTTGGGGCTCCTACCCAGAGAAACCTGAACTTCTCTCGGGGGTCAAAACTCCGGGGGGTTATGGGATGCTTGGCCGGGTCAAAGCCAAGGGGAGAAATAGCGGTTGGAACGTCCCACCTTGCCGCAACCGGGGCAAGGATTCGATCACAGAACCTAGAAGGAACAATCTGACCAGAGGCGCCGCCATAGATGAAAGGGTCTTCATGGTAGGAAGGGGCTGGGTCTGTTTCGCACATTGTAAAGAGGAAATTCCTTTTGCTTGGGACCGGCTTGAAGACTTGTGGGTTGCAGAAATGAATTGCAACCTCTGCGTCTTCGGTGAGAGTGACTTCCGGGTCCTTCTCTAGTGCCTTGAAAAGGGAAGAAGACGCATACTGGTAACCAAGAGCGTTCCCAAAGAGGCTAACTTCTCGGTATCCTCGGAAGTCTAGCCTCAATCAAAATCCCCGCACCACATAACCAAGACCGTTGGCAGGTTGTAGGGGAGGTTCGGTGGAGGTGAGGGGCTCCCCAGTTGCCAACTCAGCCTTGCCCCAATCGATCAATTGCCGGGCTTCGATGTGGCTAACTTCTACAACCGAGCCAGTCCGAAGGATTCCTCTTCCAATGATCGGGCAGGGTCCCAAGAGTTTGATCCTTTGCCCAATCCTCCCAAAATTGCTCTTCATCATGATATTTCCCTCCTTTTAGGGACTTAACACAAAAGAGGCGCCCCGCAAAGGGCGCCTCTGATGTTACGCCGAAAGGCGCGTCTCTCTTTTGCGTTGTTACTTCTTGAACAGGGCCAGCAAGTACCCGGCTTCAAGTTCCTCTGCTACTCGCTCAAGGATATCATCCTCTTCCCCATCGACGTTTTCGGTGCCCTCAATTTCCTCAGTCGCTTCAGGGGCCTCCTCAGTCGCTTCAGGGGCCTCCTCAACCTCGATGGCCTCGGGGGCTTCTCTCTTCACAATTTCAACGGCCTCTTCGGCCTCGGGGGCCTCTTCGGCTCTTCCGTCCCCCTCATCAAGAATGCCTTTTGTCAATTCTCGGCAGTCCCCAAGGAGTTTGTAAACCTCTTTGATTCTCTCGGCCCTGCCCTTTGAGATCTTCTTTCCAACCCTTTCAAGAGTCTCCTCCTCGGGGGCTTCCTCCAGGTCCTGACTTCGGGATTCCTCTTCAGGGGCCTCTGCGGTCTGATCTTCTTCTTCCTCTTCTCCGTAACCCATGCACATGGCCGAGACTGCATCAGCAACCATCACAATCTCTTTGCAGATCTCTCGGATATGCTCCGAATGGTCAACCGCTTCTGTCTCCTCATCTTCCTCGGTAACCTCGGACTCTTCCATCATTTCCGAAAGTTGGGAGTAATAGCCCATAAGGGATTGAAGCAACCGCCCGAGATCCTCAACAAAGCCCATGTCTGAATCTTCTTCTGGGAGGTCATCCTCTGGCTCTTCTTCATGTTCATCCCTGCCATGCGCCTCTGGGGCTTCGGCAGTTTCAACCGCCTTGACCTCCTCGACCGTCTCGACCGTCTCGACCGTCTCGACCGTCTCGACCATCTCGGGGGCTTCTCGCTCCTCTTCGTCAATCCTTTTCATTCGCTCCACAATTTCTCCGGCCCATCTCTGACCGGGATCTCCTCCCCAGAGAGCCCAAGCAATGCGCCCGGCGCTGGGATATCCGTCTTCCCCTACGTTGAACCCTTCAGCGCCCTTGTCTGCTTCATGTCGCGCAAAGTAGGACGCCATTCTCTTGACGGTATCAAGAGAGAGATTCACCCGATTCTTCAAGTCTCTGGCCCGAGCAACACCCACTTCGGTTCCGCCCTTGCCGGTTTCTGATCTCCATTCAAGGCCCCGCTCGGCCTCTTCGGCCATTGCCTTGGTGGGCTTTGTGTCGATCTCAACTCCTTTGTACCTAGCCCGAAGTTCCGAATTGACCTTTGCCAAATCCCTAGAAGACCCGTGGTCGAGGACGTAAGCAATGCCCCGGGAGTTGCTCTCAATCGCCCGGGCATCGAAATCTCCAATCTTCTCATAGGGAATCAACCCCCTCTGGGCTGCAACCATCAAGGCGTCAGGGTCGGCGGGAATATTGACAGCCGAAACTTCAAGGAGCTCGCTCTCAATGAAGTCCCATCCAATTTGGTTGCCGTCTTCATTAAGGAGAGGCTCCGCTCTCAGGGGTGTCCACCCAATCGAGACCGCTGAGAGATGGTCCTCCTTGTAAAGGGTATAAATCATGTCCGCGAAGGGATGGGAGGCAAACTCAACATCAATAATCATTGCGCTCCCCCCGTCTTCAATCTTCTCAAAGTCAATGTTCCTGACTGAGCCAATTGCCGGGATGCTTTCAGGCCCACTGTCATGGGACCAAAGAAACCGAGGGTTTTTGAGGAAGTTGTCAAGTTGCCAACCGTCATTTCTGACCTTGTTGCCATCTCTCTTGATTCCATCGGTGGACGCAACAAACCGCACCCGGCGGCTCTCTCCTTCTTCCACCTCTCTAACACTTCCGAGGTTGCTCCTGCGGATAAGGACGGGGCGCCCATCTTCCAGGTCTTGGGAGAGGTTGCCACTGGGCTTGGTTGTTCTGTTGTTGTCCATGTTAACTCCTTCGCACAGGTCGGGTGGAGCACCGACAGTTGATGATTTCTTCTGGCTTGCCGCCAGCGTCTAAGGGACCCCGTAACCCATTTGAGAAGGTCTCTCCTATCGAAACAACCTCCCCGTCGATTTGATGGGTTCTCCTAACTCTTGCGTCCCCAGCCGAGAGCCATTCAATCTGAGAAACCCCGGCATCTTCAAAGGCTTCAATCTGGGAGAGGCTTGCAGCAATGCCTGACTCGGTGCGGGCAATCACCCTCGACCTCCCGGTTGAGATAGTGCCCGAAAAAGCCTTCTTCACTCTTGAAATAGAGTCCGCTAGGTTGCTCCCAGCAGTATAGGAAGCAACCATTGAGTCCATTACGGACTTTTTGACCGATTCCGAGATGATGTCCCAATAAGGGACTCGGGAACGGTAAAAAGCATCAGAGAGAAGAGGAAGCCTCTTGGCGTTCTTCGGGTTTGGATATCCGGCAGCAACTGCAATTGACGTGCCAAGTTGATAACCAGACTCATAGCCCCCAATGACTATTGAGCTAACAGCAGAGGAAAGAACGACAGAGGCAAGAATCCCATCCACTTCTTTAAGGTCTTCGTCTGTGAGGGTCTGGTCTTCCAATGCCCTAGTCCCCGGAGAACTGGCAAGGGACTTGACAATCTTGTTGAGAAGTTTGTAGTGGAACCCTCGAATTGCCTTGAAGAGCTTGCTCTCTAGCGGGTAAAGGGCCTCTTCCATCTCTCGGGACAGTTCTGCCCTCCACTCGGGAAGTTGCCACTCTCCATCTTGCCCGATGTAGTCAGACCGAAGCCGTCCCTTCAACACCGAGACCCCATCGGCAATGTCAAAGACTCTGAGGGACCCAGAAACAAACTCTTCCTTAGAGCAGACAACCGAAGAGAGAACCCCATCCTCTTCCTTGAACTCTCCCCCTCTGATTTGATTGTCCAAACACCACCGCTTTGCATCCTCCAGGTCCCACTTGGAACTCTTGAAGTCTACGCTGTGAAGGTGAAGCCCCCGGTCTTCTTCCTCTGGTAGGGATGAAGAGAAACCCGGCGCCTGAACAATCGGGTCAACGTCATAGTCCGAAAGGAGGATCTCAACGTCTTCAGGCTCAATGCCGATGTTCTTGAGAAGAACCCGAGCCTGTGATGTTGTGATCCCCTTTCCGATTCGGTCTAGGACCGCAATGACCCTTGCGGGGTCATGCTCTTCTTCTCTCCCAAAGGACTCTTCTTCTGGGTCTTCTTCCTCGGGGGCCTCTGGAAGGGTGACCTCCTCGGGGGTCTCTTCGGTGTTCCATGCGTCAATGACTGCCTTCTCGGGGATCAAGCCGGAAGGGACAAGTCTAACGTCCCCTTCGGGGGTGTTCTCCATCCCGAGATCAAACTTGAGGTTCACCTCATTCCGGGTATATCCAAGGTTGATATAGCCTTGCGCATTGTCGATCTTCTCGGAAAAGGAGTCTTGCAAGGAGTCAACCGCTGAGAAATCAAATTTGACTTCAATGTCAAATTGAGAAACCGAGGTCAACCCTTCCGTCAAGACCTCCTGAATGTCAATCGCATTGGGTCCAATGTTTGTGGCGTGTAAAAGTTTCCACTGAACCTTGAGGCCCGCATCTGACAGACCGGAGTTCTCATATTCATTGAGAACCATGAGAGGCACATTCAAAGCCCGTGCGATCTCCTGAAGGTTGATCTTCCTTGCTTCACTCCATTGGATATCTCGGGCCGAGATTCCAAGGGAGTCATACTGGAAGTTAGAAGAGAGAACGGCAACCCCTTCGGGGGAGGTTCCGGCGCCGCCATAAGTATTCAACCACTGTTGCCGGACAATTTCCGCGTCAACCTCATCAAAAGGCCCGTCTCCCGTCCACCTGAGAACTCCCGAAGGAACCCCGGCGTTGGCTAGGACGTTCTTGTTGTAGATGGACGCTGCAAGGTCTGTGTCCAAAGCCATACTCACAACCCGCAAGGGGGAGACCCCCAAGATGGCTGAAGCCGGGTTTACCCCATAGGGGAAATGGAGGATTCTGTTTCGGGGAATGATCTTGGCCTTGTCACTGCCTTCGGGGGAATATCTCCACCCGGTCAAGTCATAACCACCACTATCCCCGAAGACCGGCGCCATGGTCGAGGGGTAGAGAGGCAAGAGGGCGCGGGGATATCCGAGGGAGTTGGGGCTATCAATGAAGACGTAAGCGTTCCCGTGGAGGATTTGATGGGCCGAAATAGTCTTCACAAACTGGGATTGTCTTTGGAGGTTGTTGGGTCGGTCAAGGAGAACCTGGAGGGGTGAGTTGGGTTGTGCAACTCCAGCCTTGTAAACTCTAAGCGGTGCCTGTGATAGTTGCTGGCCGATGATCTGAATTCCCCGGAAGACTGCCGGGTTCTGAAGATAAGGATTGGTTACCTCGACCGTTTGGCCGGTGGCGCCGCCCATCCCCGCAAGAATTGCCGAGATGTGAGCAGAAGCAGACCTCTCCTTCTTCGCACCCACCAAGGCGGTCTTCTTTGAGGCAATCTTCCTAGAAGCCGCCTTCTTTGAAGCAGTCTTCTTTACCCCTACAGGGGCGGGGCGCTTAGATGCGGCTTCCCCTGTCTTTGGGGTTGTTTTTCTCGGCAATAAGAATCTCCACAGCCAACAGGGGCTTTCTGTTGATTATACACCAAAAATGCAAGAAACCCCCGAGGGACCATCCCCCGGGGGTTTCATTGCGCCGATCTTAAAGGGAAGACAAGCAAGCCCTTTGGGTGGCAAACGAAGAGTTAAACCCAAAGAACCCCGGCAGAGTCTTTGTAGCTAGCGAGGCCCATGAAGTCAACGGCAAACTTTTTCCTCTTCTGGAATATGGACTTTTGCAATCTGCAAGAGGTAACGCTCCTCTGGGGTAAGGTACTTGTGAGTTTTGTGGACAGAACTCCACCGATACCGGCGCCCCCACCCCCTGGATTCACATTTATCAAGAAAGCCACCCATTTGGCCCATTTCTTCGGTATCGAGACGAAAAACGCCATGACCAAAGAGGCCCGCGTCAACGTCGATCAAGGGGACTCGGGAAATCACCAGAGTCAAAACAAATTCTGTGTTGACTGCTGGGTCAATCTTTCTGAGGAGGGCATCCCTAGCCTCTAGGAAGTCGATAACCTGACCCATGACCCTTGCCTCAGTCTATCACATTTCAAAGGGAAGGGTCCGAGGCACTCCGGGCCATACAGGACAAGACCGCAGAAACATCGATCGAGACAATTGCAGCGGTTAGGGTCTTGACCACATTTTCAAAGTCTTCACCATGACTCTCCCGAATTGACTTCCTGTAAAGGTTTGAAATCAACCCATAGTGTCGAAAGAGGAAACTGGTGAAAGGCAACCTTGGGGCATACTTCTCGGGGTTGACCAAGAAACTCCACGCTGGGATTCCCAGAGACTCTAGGTGGTGGAGGTCATTCCTAACTTTATTCTCGGTTTCGACCCAGGCCCGATATTTCATGGGCAGAAACCAGAAATGGATTCCCTCAAGAGTTCGGCAACCTTCCACAGTCCGAAGGGAAGCATTAGGAGACTGGAGAACGCTAGAATCTTGGCCCAGGTGCCGGGCCTCTTCCTTGTCATTTGTCTAGGGTCTGACTGGAACATCAAAACTCCTTTAGGCTGTGCGTTGGGTAGGGAACCGAGGTGTCTCTAAACTTCAAGTCTTCGGGAAGGTCGAAGATTTCCCCAGAGAGGCGTTCAAATATATCAACGGCAGTCTCTAGGTCAAACCTAGCGTGTTGAAGATCTTGCCACATCTGCAAGTTTGCGTTCCCACAGCAGACCTCTTCAAGGAGGGCTTCAACCTCGGCGCCTACAATTGCAATGCGGTGCTTTGCCGCTTCAATGCGGGCCTTTTCAGTCCTGTCCACTACTCTTCCCCCTCGACAATCAGGGTTGATTCAGGAATCCCAAAAAGAGAAGAGAGGGCAGGGTCTAGGAACTCCCCGCCATCTGAAAAGAAGGTCAGGTCTTCATTTCTCAGTTTGTCAAGAATTCTTCCGGGGACTCTGATGGTCTCATCTAGGGTCACAAGTTCAAGCCTGACCTCTGGCTCCCCATCCTCGGCGGCTTCGCAGATCTCCAATAAGGCTTTCTCTGCCATGCTGACAGGCAATCCCTCCGCTAGAGAACCAACCACCTCTTCTTGGATGTGGATAAGAACCTCCTCGGGGATAATGACGCTCACTCGATAGGCGAAGGGCTTATCAGCGGTGACCCCTTCTCCAAAGAGGAAACCCA